CTCACCCGGCATTATATCTAACGCATCTTACTGCGCCTATCTCCTAAGAGCTACAAAGACCAATGGGCCAAATTCTATTTACAGATACATCCAAAAAAGAATGTACCATCTTTTATAATATGCATGTTTACTTGAAAATCATGCAAAGCAATTTTTTTTCTTACAATATTACACAAATCAAAACAATCTTTCCAAACTTCTCCGATTAACAGATCTACTGTTATCGGCACTAGATAATATAAACCATCCTGTAATATTATTAGATCCATTATTTCTCTTCATTACCAACTTTATTTCCAAATGCTATAATTTTCTTGATCCCTGTTCCCTGGATCTCGATATCTGCATAAGGTTTCCATGCTTTCTTCATTATATTTAATTCTAAGATAAGATTAGACCATTGCTTTTTGCTAATATTATCTGCTGTCAGCGTTAACTTTTTCATTTATAAGTTTTATCCTTTCTTTAAGCGTGTTTACATAATCAAGTTGCTTGTTAACCATATCAAAGTATGGACCCGGATGATTTATGTCATGCTCGGTTTCAATCAACAGCTTTAATTTATTATCTGCAACTTCTAACAAATCTTCATTATATTTTATAAGTTCTGTCACCTTAGATTTATTTCCCTATCTCTTCTACCCGGTATCCATGCACGTACCATTGGTGGATCAGTTAAGCCATCCATAGCATCTATATACACAGTCAACTCACCTGCATTAGTTTTCATAGTTACATAACAAGTACCCTTGTTTCTTACATCTAACTTTATGCCTTTAGCATATCTTTTCTCAAAGTTATTTTTCATTGTTTTCTCCTTTATTTCTTTCATGTCTTATATATAGGATATTATGTTAGATTTGTCAACCCTGTCCTTTATATCTTTTTTGTTTTTTTTGACGTTTTTCTTGTTTGTTTTGGGATTTTTTGTGTTGCCGTGGTCCACGTTTCTTAGGTTTATCTCGAGGTGTAAAGAATTTAAAACTTTGTCTAGCCATCTTTCCATTCTTTTACAAAAGGCGTAGCACCATCTTTAGGTGTAGTTATAATAGGTAGGTAAGTTATTTTACCATTCACATGTTGTTGTAGATCTGCACCGCAGTTCATACATCTATATAATTCATTTGTAAGGCCAACTAACATTGTTAACTCGCTGCATGTCGGACACTTACCATCAACTATTTCTGCCTGTATTTTTACCATTAATTTAGTATAAGCTTTTTTATAGATTTTGCACCTAAATAAATTTCTGTTTCTGCTTTATTTTTTATACAATGATACTCTATATTACTTCCTGTATTAGTACGCATAGCAATTCTTTTACCTTTTAAACATTGAGACATAGACTCTTGTATTCTGTGTTCTTTAATTTCTCCGTTAACAATCATCAGCAATGCTACAACGATCTCAGTCATAAAACTTTACCTTTGTTTGGCCCTTGCTTTAATACATATTTTTGTGTACCGTTCTTGCCGGTCTCTACTTCTTTTTTTAAATCTATTGATAGCTGCATTTGTTTAGTTTCTCTATTTATATGAGCGATGTGCTCTAATACTTTTTTATTAATACGTCCCGTTGCCATTTGCTCTTACCTTATCTTTTAGTTCTTCTACATCAGCTAGTGTTTTTTCTAGTTGTGCTTTTAGGAATTCTATATTAACCTTGTTCGTCATATTTTGTTCTTGAGTTATCTCTAACTTCTCTGTTGTTTTGTACAAATCTTCTATCAACATATATTGTTCCTGGTCTGTAGGTAATTGCTCACTCTTTTTTAAAAGATCAGCTTGAAATAATTCTCTTGATGTCTCGAGACTTGTTAATCTTTCCATAATCTCAGTGTATGCAAACACGCCCGCTATAACACCGGCGATGATCATTAACATGTTCTTGACTGGCATGCTTACAGATGTATTTTCAGATATCTTCATTTTTTCTTTTTACGTTTTGGTTTCGACTCCAACATCTTTGCAATACTATCACAAAAATTGTCAATTGCCCCGCAAAATTTTAGTATATATTTATCAATCATTTTCTATTTTTATTAGTTGTTCATATATAACAGCTGTTAGTCCAGGAGGAGCAGGTCTAAAACCATATTCACTCTTCACACACCCTGCCATTAAAATAAGCATAATTAAATATCTCATAGTGGTGCTACAACCACTGTCAATATAATAAAAGCTATAATTAGTGCACCTGTGAAATAATAATTCATCCTACAATACTCCATTATTCGCTTCTTTTTATTAATAGGTTTATAAAATCAGTTTCTAACTTTTTTATTTTCTGCTCTAATTGTTTGATTTTATCATTAGTAACAATTGTATTACCTTTGTTGGTCTCAATATTTAACAATAAATGGCTTTGATTTTCTTGTATTCTAGCGATGTATCCGATTTGATTTTTTAAATCTGTGTTTTGTATTACTTCAATTGCTGCTTGATTCTTATTAATAGTCTCTGTTAGACTTACAATGTATTTAACCCCTGTAAATGTCCCCACTACAAGAGAGGCCACGACAGGCACCATTACTACATTTTTCTTTAATAAGTCGACTAAATTCATTAAGCATAAGATCCTTTATTAAAAAATTAAAGCACCTGCTATGAAAGCAACTACAGCAATAACTATCTCTGTTCTGTGATGTAACTGCCATACCATAAATTTATCTTTGTATTTATTTATCATCGTCTTCCTCCAAATTTTTCAGCTTATAGTCATAACTGCCTTCTTCATGCTCGTCTGTAATCCATTTAGCTGAATTTTCTACGGAATATATCTTACTGCTTACTAGTCTATTAATCAAGTTCTTGTTTGGGTCCACACCCATAGATGCATCAAACATTTTTAGCCTATTATTTGGCTGTATTGCAAAGTTTCCATCCTCCAATTCAAGAACGTGACCACATTTATGTTGATCTGGTTTCTCTGCATAGCCAAAATTTAATTCATTGAAGTCTCCTGCGCACCAATCAATTGTAAATAAATATTTACCTTTACGTTTTACTTTACGTCTGGATGTATATTGCATAGTAGCACCAGCCAATTCATAAAAAGTTGTAACACTTACATTGTAACTAAAGCTATCCCACATAACTAGTTCATCAAGTGGTAATTCTTTTACTCCAGGTTTGGTACAGAAAGCTGAGATAGGTGCTCTCCACCATAGACCACCATCTTCCATTAAGAAATGAAACATGGGTACTCTGTTTGGTATAGAGCTAAAACCAAACACCCCTACTTCAAAATATTTATCGTGTGAATCTTTTTGATCTCTAAGGTAGTTGCCTCTTACACAACATTCTATTACAGGTATATTTGCATTAAGATAAGCCATTAGTCGTTTATACTTCCCCAGTTAGCACCGTGTTCGTAATCTACTTTGTTTGGTACTTCTAGAGTAACAGCTTGCTCCATAATCTCAACAACCTTTTTAGCCTGTGCGTCACTTTCTATTGATACACAAAGCTCGTCGTGTATTTGTATATGCGCTACAATCCCTTCCTTGTATAAGTCTAACATAGATTTTTTTGTCATGTCAGCAGCTGATCCTTGTATTAATTTATTTAAAGACTTGTATGTGTAAGCTCTCTTGATCCCCGGTCCATGTTCCTGGAGTGCATCTTCGTGACTCATCGCCTTATGCATACCAAAACTATTTGGTTCCCATAAATGAAACCTGCATAGTCTTCCAAGTAAAGTTCTAATCTGCCCTCTATCCTGTGCTCTGTTAGATGCTTTGTCCATAAGTTGTTTAACGAAAGGCACCCTTGCGTGATACGTATTAAATAATTCATTAGCTTTTTCTTTTGATACACCAAGTTCTGCTTGCAGTTTAGCTTTACCCATACCATAAAACAAACCAAGGTTAATTGTCTTAGCTTGTGTTCTAGGTATCTCTGCCATGTCTGCTACAGTCTGGTGAAAGTCCGCACCAGAATCATTTTGATAAGAATCTATTACATCATACACTGATGGTAGTTTATATAATGCAGCGTAGTGTACAACAAGACGTGGTTCTTGCTGTGAGTAGTCAAAGCAACCCCATTTACAACCTTCTTCTGGTATAAATAATGATCTGATCTTAGGTCCTAAATCTTTGTTACGTGCTGGAATCTGTTGTAGGTTAGGATTCTGATAAGAGAATCTTCCTGTAACTGTACCACCCCCTGCATTACGTAACTGATTTATCTCTGCATGTATTCTACCTTTGTGTTCGTAACGTAGAATAGAATCTATAAAAGTTGTGTGTGCTTTGTTAACTTCTCTTGCTTTTGCAATCATATTAACAACAGGATGCTCGTGTTCTTGTAAAAAGTTTTTTGTAAAACTAGGTGCTTGTGTCTTTTCAGTTCGTTCAAACTCTATTTTTAAATTTTCAAATACTTCTGCTATACTACTTGCCGCCCATATTTGTGGTCGTACATTAGTTTCTTTCTCTATTGCAGTTAATATATCTTGCTCTTCTTTTACTAAAGTTTTCTTAAGATTGTGTGCTGCTTCTACATCAACCCTTACACCCTTAAACCTCATGTCAACTAGACAAGGAAATAGATCTGTTTCTAAATCAAATATAGATTCTAAGTCTTGCGATATAATTTCTTTTTTCATTTCTTGCCACAAACCAAATGTGGCTTCTGCATCTCTTTCTGCATATGTTCCAACATTTAATGATGGTAATTTATACATTTCTGATTTAGGATCGATGCCCCATTCCGCTGCTGCTTCTGCAAGTGCTGCCTCGTTTTTACCAAAACCTAGATACTTCCATGACAAACTATTTAGATCATATCTAAATCTATTTTCATCAGTCACAGCTGCTGCTATCATTGTATCTACAATTCTGCCATTAATTTTAAAACCCATAGCTCTAATCCAACACACATCATACATTGCGTTGTGAAATATTTTTGTAGAGGTAGCGTTTAAAATATCTTTAAACCATTCTAGAACTTTTTTACGATCCATATTACCACCACCCTGGTGTGCTATTGGAAAGTATCCTTTGTAATGTGCAGTTGCTACAGCTATTCCTATAACTTCTCCATTACCAATAATTGCACCAGATCCTTTTTTAATTAAGTCTGGGTCTCTTGTCTCTAAGTCAATTGCAATTTCATCAACCTGTCTAAGGTCTGGAAATTCTGTAGGTATTACCCATTCTGTTTGCGCACTAAATACTGGTATCTTCATTTAAATCCCTTTTTATTATTGTTATGCTTCTATTTTTTCCAGGTAACCTTGTTATCCACCCTCTTTCTTGTAACTGATTAATTTTTACAAAAATTAAACACTTACTAGATACTCCCGTACCTATTTTCATCTCTTCGTAAGAAGGTGCCATATTATTTTCATCAACATATTTTTTAATAAAATTAAAAAGATCCATTTGTTTTTTAGTAATATTAAATTTTTTCATGATGCTACCAAATAACAAAGAACTAATATGCAAGTAAACAAACCCATGTAAAAAGGTATGTGATTATTTGGTTCCATAGTCTCTTTCTTTAATCATTTCTAAATAATGTATTGCTTTATCGATGTCTTCTACTCCGCCTTTCTTTGAGTGTCTGCATATGTATTTTATAGCATTGCCTTCTGCAAAAAGCAATTTGTTCTTGTTTATAAAATCTGCGGGCTGTATTTCCATATACAAATAATGTGTCCCTGAAACTTGTTTATGTAATGCTTTCGATGTCATAACCTCGGTCCTCCTGTTTGGCTGTCATTATATATAAATTTTGTTTCGTACGTGTAACTCCTACGTACCAAACTCTGTGTTCTTCATCTTGTTTGTCTTCACTTTTGTCGATGGCCTCTCTTATCTTTTTTGTGTTATCTAAAATAATTAAAACATTTGTAGCCTCACCACCTTTAGCTGCATGTATTGTTGATAACTTAACTCGTGCTGGACTATCTAGTTTCTCTCCCGACCTTAACATTTCTCTAATGTATAAACATTCTTCTGGATCAGATTTAAAAACTTCGTACCACTCATCAGTAGTTTTATAACCAAACTCTTGCAAGTCATACATTCTTTCTTCTTTTAACTCTTGATCTAGTTCTAAATATTCAAACAAATCTTTACATTCAGACAGAGAAAGTTTGTCCCCCTTAGTCCATCTTGTGTAATTTTTTATTGCTGTATACAATCTTGTTTTATAACTCTTCCTACCCTTTATTTCAAAGTAAATAGGCATGTCTCTTAGGACAGATTTTAATTTAATTAATTTGTCATTAGTTCTAGCTAATATTAACCAGTCACTTTGATGTAGTGGTGCATCTTCTATAGATGTTATATGATCCACGTTCCCTGTTTCCGGACGCGGTGCCCATTGTTTTTTAATTCTTCTATCATCAGGTATACGATTTAATATTTGATCAGCGATCTGTTGCACTGCTTGAGGCACCCTGTAAGATTGTGGCAAGACTATGTCTTTTGCCGGCTCCTCTTGAAACCTTTGCACATCTGCACCAGCCCAACCATAAATAGCTTGATCATCATCACCAGCTAAGATAACATGTTTAGAGTTTTTCTTAAGTATATCGTACATTTTCCACTGTATTGGCGATAAATCCTGCGCTTCATCTACAAATATTACATCATATTTCGGACACAATTCTGCCACATTAAATTTTTCAATCATGTCAGTGAAGTCTACGAGTTTGTAAGAATATTTATAATTATCTACTTCGTCTTTTAGTATCTGCAACATATGTTTATCTATATCTTCTGAATACATGTCTGTGTTGTACTCTTCTTCAATAGTTAAATTTTTAATTCTTGCTGCATTGATTATGTTAAAATACTCACTGTCAGAATCTACAAACCCAGTTTTTTCCTGACCGTTAGAGTAAACTGTAACTTCTATTCCAAGCTGTCTACCAATATCTTCGTAATGCTCCTCTTGCATGACTTGAGATTTTTTTAATCCAAGTCTTTTAAATGCTAGTGAATGTAAAGTTCTAAAATATTTTAAATTTTTTTTCTGTAGTTTCGGATATGCATCTAACATTCTATCTACTGCTTCATCTGCTGCCTTAGTTGTAAATGCAAAGTAACCAATCTTGTCAATAGGTGTACCTAGTTTAACAAATGTTTTTACATACTTAATAAGTCTAGTTGTTTTACCGGTACCTGGAGGACCTAATATTTTTCTAACGCTCATTTTTTATCTTCATAATCTTTATATTCTTTTATTAATTTCTCCGACGGATGCCACACGTCAACCGCTGCATGACACTCAGGACACGATAAGTTACTAACTATATCATAATCCTCATTATCTTCGGTATCATGGTCCCCTCCCCATATTAATTCATGTCCGCAGTGCCAACAATTCATTACATTATCTCCGTGTTGTGTTTTAGTTTAGTGTGATTAATTTTAACATCTTCAAACTGTTCTATGTTTATTGACACCACATTCTTAGTAGGTGTATTATATTTACCTTTTTCTTTTGTTGGAAATCTTTTTTGGTCTAAGAAATCTATGTCACAACTTTTGTAGTTAGTCTTCATCATTACACCTGTCTTGTCTTCACCATGTTTCCAGTTTTTAGATTTTAATTTGTCGTAAAATTTATCAAACTTAAAGTATGCATAACCATCTTCTATTAATACTGTACCAGATTTAAATGATGCATCGTTCATAGCTTTAGGTCCATTTATTTTTGCATGTAACACATCATGTAGTTTTTCTTTTGGTGATGTACCAACAGGTGGATTAATTACTTTCTGTGTTTGGAATAACGCTTCTAATACTGTCTGATCTTCTGGTGCTTTTATAATTGGTGGTGGAAACCCTGCAGCTTTTGCTATTGAGTTTCTACGTTTACGTTGGTCTGTTACATGCTCAATAGTTCTGCAGTGTACAGTTGCTTTACCAATACCATCTGGTTTAGTTACATCAAATTCATATTCCGGATCTGGTTCTATGTCTATCTTTCTTAAGTTTGTTAATACAGGATACTGTCCTTTTGATCCTGCTAGTATTCCAAACTTCTTTTTAACACAGATACCCTTTTTACAAAAATCACTTAAAGGACTTTGGTTACAAGTGTAACCTTTTTCTGATCTGTTCCATGACCTTGTCTTTTGTTTTAATTTATTATCATCCCACGCATTAGCGTGTTCTCTTGCAAAATATTTTACTGGTGCATTTTTTACTTTCTGTTCCCATGTATCTGCATACTTCATCTTTACAAACACATGATAATTATACATAAATCTGTCCTTACCATCAAAAGTTTCCTGGTTAGATATCTTAGAAATCAAAGCAAGACATGGTGGTCCATCTAAAAAATCTTCATCTACACCTTCCATAGATTGTTTTTCCATGTCTTCTGTAATAGTTTTTAATTCATCTTTTGTAGTTATGTTTGCATCTGCAACTTGTACAAATTGTTCTAGTGTAAAGAACGTACCATCAATATTAACAGCTTTTCTTTCTCCGCCATAGTAGGGCAGGTTTATAAATTGTCCTGGTTTCAAGATCCCTGTTTCCGGATCCTTTGTTAGTTGTGTTTGTTTAGGAAATATCTCACAGTCTGGTTTAAGATTAAATATAGGTAACAGGTTACTTAAGAATGATACAATGACTGTTGATTGTACAAACTCATTCATAAATAAATATAAATGCAACCCACCACTCTTAGACTCTATAGGTACTAAAGGTAGTTTGTATTGTTGTATAGTTTCTAAATAAAATTTTTTATCAAAGTCTTCATATTGTTTTGGGTCAACATCTATAACACCAAAGATAGCGCTACCTTTCTCATTAGTAGGTTGTATGCCAACTGATATGTTTCCTTTTAAATGTTCTTGATATATTGTGTCTGTAAATTCTTCGTAATTCCACCTGTATACAGGTTTCTTTTTACCATTCTCTGGATCAATGACAGCGTTAGTCCAGTCTGCAATTCCATATGCATGCCGATAGCCATTAAATATCTTTATAAATTCTTGCATAATTATCCTGTCTACGAGGGCCAGTCAGTCTCCCGATTGGCCCACGCTGTGCACATACCCCGAAGGGATTATATAATGCTGCTTTCTTTTGGTTTGTCCTCACCATGCTTTGCTTTTATCGCACCTTTAGAGATACTCTCTGAAAATGCTTTAGCTTGCTGATAAGTACTTGCCTCAGATATTGGACCGACTTTACTAACTTCCCAACCAAACCAAGTGCCTTTGTCGTTAGACATTTGAGTAGTCTTTAGTTTGTAAATGTGGCTAAAAGATGCCGGTGTATATAAACCGTTTTTACCTTTTAGTTTTATGCCAGACATCATCGAATTCCATTTTCTACTAATTTTTAATTGAGTAGATTTCATAGAGATCAATGCAGTCGTTGGACTGTCCCCTGTTATAATAACAAAATGTGATGCAGTCTTTTCAATATAATTACCATTAGGTAATCTATCTTTGTAGTTAGCATCTGGTTTTGTTGTTGACATAATATCAGACGAAGAATCATACACCGCTACTGGTGCACCAGGTCCTTCTCCTCTATCTTTCCATTCAACATACTCTAATTTATAAAATGCAGGAATGACATCTAAGCCTTTTACTCCATCGTATAAATCACCAGTTACTGAATTGAAAATCATTCCAGGTTCTGCTCCTTCAACATATTTACCATCCCTCTTATTTACTTCTGGTGATAATTGTCCTAGGATTTTAAGAAAAGGTAAGGCAAGATCTTGTTGACCTATATCTCCTAAACCTTTTGCTGCGTCTTCTTCAAACATATTTGCTGGAAGAGGAGCAGACTTTTTTTCTGTTACTTCATTCATGGTTATTTATTCCTTGTTATTTTTGTTCTGTTGCTTGTGAACAGGTTAAATAAGTCAGAAGGCATATCGAGTCCAGCCTCAACACGCTCTCTGACTAATGCTTTAAGTGTCATTGGTTCGACCTTTAATTTC